CCACCTCGTTAATTTTGTCAGCATTATAAGGCATATCGGGAAGTCCGCAGCTAATATCAAAGCGACTATTAGCGTATTTGTTGAGAGCAGTACCGATATCCCGTTCTGCATAATCTTTAAGGTCAACCAAATAAAGAATTGGATGGATGTCAGAAAGACCATAAGCGAAATCATCAAAGGTGTTATTTTTAAATTCAATAATCTCATTTTCTTCAAACCTCACTGAGTTTTCATCATCACCTAAATCTTGGTAATAGTGCATTATTTGACCACTGGCTGCTCTTTGTACGTTCATGTTTAAAGAAGACCTTAAAATCAGATTGTCTCCTGTAAATTCTAAATAGGATGTGCCAAAGATACGACCATTTCTTAACCAACCGTATAAAAGTTGGTCAATATTTATTTCGTCGAATAATTTAGTGATGCTATCACGTTCTGCGTCATCATCAGTTACTATATCGTAACCGTCCTTAGCAGCGTATAAACAAGGCAAATCAATGAGTGTTCTAACTATAGGGTCAGCTAAGTACACATTCATGTACGTTCTTGCATCTCCTATTTGCTTTTCGTACTGCGAACCGAACATTCCAGAGTTCTTCTGAAGCTGGATGCGTTTTATAACACCAGCACCGAAGTCTCTCGGTTGGTTTTCAGCAAATGGCGGGTTAGAGCCCACTGTTGCAAATTTACGCCTGTTCCAAGGCAAATAATCACGTAGAGCCATAGCTATCAGTTCCTATTATATAAACAGAGTATATAAAGCTTTCGCTCATAATCCTCCGGGGATACGTTTATGTAGTGTGTTTCTACCCTTTCCTGTCCTAAATATTGATGGTGTATCTCTACTTCGGGAAGGTCTAGACATATTATTACTTATGTTGGTGCTCGCAAAGGTAGCACTGGCTGGTGTCATAGATAGACACGCGTGTATACCCATAACTGAACTATCACAATAATCATCATGTTTACCATCTGGAGCAGCTATTCTTTCTGTTTTTTGGGCTGCATCCATAACATATTCTAATTCACAATGTTCTCTTATCCACTTATTCACTAATTTAGCCTCATTAGGTTCTAAATCTTTAGGATGTGGTATTTTTACTATACCTTGTTGTATGTATGATACATAATCTCTGTAAGCTTGGGTTTTAGTACCCTTTGGGCCTCCTGTAAATACGAAAGGTATAAAATGCCTTCCATCTTCATAACAAGCTTTCCTTATGTCTTGCTCAATCGCACCCCCAATACCAGTAGCGTCAATAATAATACGCTCAGCGCCAAAGTCTCTAGCAGTGTCAACGATACGTTGACGTTGATATGGTATATCGTGTCCACCTGTTCTAGGATTGATTTCTTCCAAAGAGATGAGTCGCGCAATATTTCCCTTTGCGTCTTTCTCGACGGCCCAAACGCTAATAACAGTGCTATTAACGGATTTACCAATATCCACGGCCACAGTACAATTCGGATAAACCTTTCCTCGCTCGGCGAAATAGGTTCCTCCCACTCTACATGCTTTGATTGCTTCTGGATTGAAGATTTGTGAGACGGACTCGACGAACTCGCACTCATATTCTGTTCTCCAATAAATTGAATCTTCACCCCATTCCAACATCTTGTCAAGCATTTCTGATTCCGTATATGGAGGCGAATAGGCTCTACCAGCCTTTACAGCATCTCTCCACGTATACACTAATCTCGTAAAAGTATCTGCATAAGCGTCGTCATACAAATACCTCCACATGTGGTTTTCTTTACTTTTCGGGGTACCTAAGTTAATAAAGGGTGCTTTGTTTGCTATAACACAAGGCTCTACATTGTCAATGAACAGTTTATCACTGATAAGTGGACTCTCATCCACAATTAAGAATGTAGGGTGCTGGCCACGTATAGCTTGCCCTTGGTTAGATGCAGCTACGGGAGCTCTACGCAAAACTGTGCCCCCTTTAAGTGTTATGTTAGGCTTGTTGTGGAATCTGTAATTCTTAACTAAGCCTGATAAAAATGCATTGTCAGCGAAATGCCTATATACATAGTTAAAGATAAGTGAAGCTTGGTCCTCTGATGGAGCCAAGATAAATACTAAATCTCTGAATCTCTTAAAAAACATGTAAACAGTAGCAGAAACAGAGAGAGCGAACGATTTACCAGAGCCCCGTGGAGCCAAGATAGCCATTTTACGCTGTTTTCCATTTGCAGGGTGAGTGAGGGAAGTAACAACTATACGTTCTTGTAGTGGTCGCAATTTTAAAGGTCTGTTATGTTGGTCAACAAGGTACGCATCACAAAATGCACGAACTAAAGTCGTCATCTTACGTTCATCGTTTCTACACTTTTCAAATATAGCCTCTAATGCTCTTGAATCATGTGCTCCCGCACCTGATATTGCAGCATTAAGACTTTTCGTCTGGTTCACTATCGCCGTCATTGGCTAAGTCTCCTAAAAGTGAAGCAAAATCTTCTGATTTCGTTTCGGTTACAGTAGGTATTTCAATATTAAGAGCGCGAAACTCAGTGTGAATATCCCGTACAATACTATTTCTCTGTCGCAATAACTCTGTTCGAGCGTGTACATCCCGAATAGATACAAGAATTTCTTCCCAAAGCACGTCTTCAAGAGCGAGATTTCTCGCAAGAAGGCGAACAAGCTCAGCATGCCTAGCATACTCAGCTTCTCCCACCCTCTTACGAAGTTTCTCCTCATATTCCTCAACGTCCATTACTTGGTTTCGTCGAGTGCTGCCTTAACTTTAGATTTGACTAATGCTGCAAGTTCATCATCTTTTTCATCCCAAGCTGTAATTAATACATTCTTGACTAATGAATCTTTGATGTGCTTTTGTGCAGTTTCATCGAGTTTCTCGAAGGCTTTCATCTGTACTTTAGATAGATTCTTATCTAGCATGCCCATTAACTCAGCTTCGTTATTCTTTATATATTTAAAGACTAACAATTTAACAGCTGGTACAGTATAAGCGATATAAGCGCCCATACATAGTACTATAGCAGCTAGTGCCATTAGTAATGGTTCATCCATTAGAGTGTCTAACATTCCAGATTCTTCTACAGTGTCTAATATTGCAGTGATGTTTCCATCATCTACAGTCTCATTCGCTGCTGTTTCGTTATTTGTTTCGTTTGCCATAGGTAATCACCTGTAACATGATAAGTGCAAAGCACTATATAAAGCTTTCGTTGTGTGGCCCCAAGAGACGCATATGCGTAAATTCCTGTGGGTTCGTGGTCTGTTAGGAGCCACGTAATATCATAAGTTATGCTACTATATAAAGGTTACCACTTAACTTTATTAGCCCAGTAAGCAGCAGACATTTTTCCCCTCTTGATATTCTTAGCGTGACGCGCCTTGAAACTCTTTCTTCGGGCTTTAGATTTTGTATCTGTTTTCTTACCTGCTGTGGTTACTCCTTGTTGACCAAATCTGATAAGTTTAGTCTTACCACCTTCTTTGGCCACAACTACATGTGACTTCTTTGGGTGTTTAGGTGTTTTTTTTGGTTTGTTGTAACCTGAAACACCTGCTCTTGTTAATTTAGCGTCTTTCTTTTTTGTTATCATTTATCTTCTCCAGAATCCTTTTTGGTAAACTTTACCACCATCTATCTCTAGAAAGCACTTCATACACCTAGTGGTATCACTAGGCTTAAGCTTGCTTCCACAATGTTTGCAATATCTGGCTTCCATAGTTATCTATCTATTTTTTTGAGGGTTTGACACCATGGTGGTGTTTTTGCTCATTTTGTTCTATCAAGTGCATTTGCTCTTGATGCTTGCTCTCTTGGTCGTGTATTTGCTGTTGGTGTTTTGCATTCATATCAATAATTGCTTGTGCCTTTGTTTGATAGAAATCACTCTTAGTTGATTGCTCTGTTTTCCACACGTCTAAAGCATCTTTAATAATAAGTAGGGCTGGCCCACCTAAGATTGCTATTAGAGTTGTGTAGGATTCTATATTACCTAATACTTCTGGAGTGTGTAGTCCTGTCCATATGACGTATCCTGCAAATGAAGTCCAAAGCAAAACTAAAGGTACAGCTATAAAAAACATAAAAACGTCGTTAAACGTCGTTTCTTCTTTCTGTAGACCGTCTTTTTTTGTTCCTGCCATTTTAGTTTCCTCCTTTTTTGGTTGTTCTTTTCTCTTCGGTAGAGATGGTAATCTTATTTTTGGTAAAGTAGGCCAAATGAATAGCGAAGTTAAAGTTTTCTTTAATATTCGGAATGTAATTGCAGCCATTATTGTAACTCCAAACAGGACGCATAACGCTGCTGCTATTTCCAACATTGGTAAAAGTTGTGTCATTGCTTTTCATGGTCCTCCTCTATGTTTTCCAGTAATTTTCTATACCTTACGCTCACGGTTCTAACCTCATTCCGTCATTCTCATCATAATCATTGTCCCAGTGGGGCCAATTAGTGAAGTATCCTATATATTCATAATCATCTGTATTATTCCAATCTACAGATATATCAACATAGAAGAAATAAACTCCCTCGTAAGGGTCTTCAATATTCGAGAGGAAATCTTCAGTGTATAAATAATGTGTGTCTCCTGCCCATCCAGATATTTGAAAGTAATACTGATTAAAGGTGGAATTATCATATGCATAGTACATAAACGTACCATTATCGTCAAATTCAGGGGAAACATGAAATACATTATAACCGACTTCAACCCTTAGTGGGTCTTCCTCATCTTGACAATTTGTGTCCATATCAAGTCTGATATCTAGATTATTCTCTG